GTGGGAAAAGGTAAGGGTAAGGCCAAGACCGCAGCCGGTCAGGTCAAGATTATCCCCAAGCGGGCACCGTTCCGTAAGGTCTGCACAACGTGCAGGACAAGCTGGATGGGCGACCTGCTCTTTAGCTGTGGGCATGACACGATTGTTGAGCAGGATATTTGATGCGTAACATCGTTAAGAGAGCAGCTATTGTGTGGACGCCGGAGATGGACCGGGAGTTATGGAACCAGCGCCAGTACGGCGTCCACAAGAACGAAATCGCCGCATCCTTGGGTGTTAGCGTAGCCGCAGCGGACTCACGCTATTTCAGGCTCAAGCGAGAAAAGAAGGAGCAGACTGATGGATGAAGTTAAAGTCAAACCCGTGGAGCAGAAGCGCCCCAGCCTCATGATCGCTACTCCCATGTACGGTGGTATGTGCACGGGTACGTATGTGCAGGGCTTGCTGATGACTATGGCAAAGATGCGGGAGATCGGCGTCAACGTGGCATGGTGTCAGATCATGAACGAAAGCCTCATCACCCGTGCCCGTAATGAACTGGCCCGTGTGTTCCTTGAGAGCAACCATGATTACCTGATGTTCATCGACGCCGACATCGGCTTCGACGGGGAGGCCATTGCTCAACTGATGCTGGCCGACAAGGACATTGCCTGTGGCATCTACCCCAAGAAGGAAGTGAACTGGGATAGCGTCAACCGTGCGGCACTGGCTGGCAAGGGCGACCTAGCTGACCATGCGGGTGCGTTCGTCTTCAACATGGTGGGCAACGCAGACGCACACAGCGACGAAAGTGGTTGTATCGAAGTGCGACATGGCGGCACAGGCTTCATGCTCATCAAGCGGGAGGTATTTGAACACCTCAAGCCCCATGTCCCAACCTATCGCGTATCGTCGTTCCAAGACCCAGAGACCGGCGAATACGTCAAACCTTTGACCTATGAATTTTTCGCTACGTCTATCGACGCATCGGGAGCGCTATTGTCAGAGGATTACCATTTTTGCGAACTGTGGCGTACCCACGGTGGCAAAATCCACGCCCATCCGTTTATCCGGCTGACCCATACAGGCACCTATGTGTTTGACGGGGACATCCTGAAATCCGGTGGCAACCTAAAGTAAGGAGCAAACGAAAATGCGTAAGATCATAACACCCAACATTAATTCCCACACGTACAAAACTAAGGCCGAAGCCGTGTTATCCATGCTCAACGCAGGCTACACAACCAAGCAGATCAGAGAGCGCATGGCGGTTAGCTATAGCTATATATCAAGCCTTAAGAAGCAGATGGCGCACAAGGCAGAAGAACCTAGCGTTGCCGAGGATTTGGACAATTTTATAAGCCAAGAACGGCAGGAAGAAGCCAACGGGGTAGACGCTATTCTCGATGCACGGGGTTCCAATTACGGTAGCTTCCTTAGGCTATCACAGGTTACCCAGCGGCTAAAAGGGGTAGCCCACACCTTCGCTGCACAGCACAATAAGACCTTTGACGTTGATCAAGCCGAAGCATTGGACCTAATTTTCACCAAGATCGGGCGTATCCTAAATGGTGATCCAAATCATGTTGATAGCTGGATAGACATTGCAGGCTATGCTAAGCTTGTGTCTGATCGTTTAGAAGGGAAAACTAGGTAACATGACAGCTTGGTCGTACAGCAGCATCAAGACATTCGAGCAGTGCCCGAAGAAGTATTTCCATCTCAAGGTGGTGAAGGATGTCAAAGATGAGCCGGGTCCGGAAGCGGATTACGGCACTGCCGTACACCTAGCAGCAGAAGAGTTCATTAAGGACGGCAAGCCAATCCCTGACAAGTACGGTTTCATCCGGCCTGTTGTGGAGCGGCTTGCCAAGTTCCCCGGTGAGAAGCGCACCGAAATGAAGATGGGCTTGCGCAAGACGGACACTGGTTTCGAGCCGTGCAGCTTCTTCGACAAGGAGGTCTGGTACCGGGGCATCATCGACTTGCTGATTGTTAATGGCGAGAAGGCACATCTGCTTGACTATAAGACGGGTAAGAATGCCAAATACGCCGACATGAAGCAGCTTGACCTGATGGCTGGGGCGGTGTTCGTTCACTACCCGCAAGTGCAAGAGATTAAGTCCGGTCTTTTGTATGTCGTGTCCAATGAATTCCCTAAGAAAGTACATGTAAGAGATAAGCTCAACACATACCTCTCCGTCTTTGACGATCAGCTTGGCCGCTTGAACGATGCGATGGAGAACGGCGTGTTTAACCCCAAGTCTGGGCCTTTATGTGGCTGGTGCCCTGTGGTAGAATGTGCGCACTGGAAGCCGAAGAGGAAACGGTAATGCCATACAAGAACCCAAAGGACCGCAAGTACACGGGCGCTGCCGCTGCCTATGAGGCGCAGCCGGAGCAGAAGAAGAACCGTGCAGCCCGCAACGCAGCCCGTGCCAAGATGATGAAGACAGGCAAGGTCAAGAAGGGTGATGGCAAGGACGTAGCCCACAAGGTCGCCTTCGATAAGGGCGGCTCAAACAAGAACGGTGTGCGTGTAGAAAGCGCGTCGTCTAACCGCTCTTTTGCTAGGGACAGCAAACGCAACCTAGTATCAGAGGTCAGCAAGCGGGAGCGCAAGAAGCGTGGAGATCGTTGAAAATAAAGCGCTGCTCTTAGAGACAGCCGAACCGAAAAAGATCACCGACAACATCGAAAAGAGTGCGGTGGTTGCAACCAACGGGAGCAAATACAAAGTGTTAGTCAGATGGGGGCTAGAGGAAGCCCAAACCCTTGCGCTGCTTGAGCATAAGGACATACCCTCACCGATCCTTCGGGATTACAAGTGGACTGGTAAGTACCAGCCCTTCGCGCATCAGAAGACCACATCTTCTTTCCTGTCGCTCCATCACCGGGCGTTCTGCTTCAACGAGCAGGGCACAGGCAAGACCGCATCCGTCATCTGGGCAGCGGACTATCTCATGAAGCGCAACGAGATCAGCCGCGTGTTGGTGCTCTGCCCCTTGTCCATTATGAAGTCGGCGTGGCAGCAAGACCTGTTCACCTTCGCTATGCACCGCTCATGCGGCGTGGCACATGGTGACGCTAAGGCCCGTAAGAAAGTGGTAGCCGCTGGCGCTGAGTTCGTCGTCGTCAACTTCGATGGGCTGGCGATCATCAAGGACGAGATCATCGACGGCGGCTTTGACCTGATCGTAGTGGACGAGGCCAACGCCTATAAGAATGCACAGACCAATCGCTGGAAGGTGCTGAACGAGATTATCAAAGAAACCGATCCCATGCTCTGGATGCTTACTGGTACGCCAGCAGCGCAAAGTCCACTGGATGCCTACGGGCTGGCACGGCTTGTCAATCCTGAGAAGTCGCCCAAATATTACAGCCACTTCCGTGCTGAGACGATGTACCCGGTGACGAAGTTCAAATGGGCACCCAAACCCGGCTCTGAGCTATATGTGCATAACATACTACAGCCAGCGATCCGGTTCGAGAAGAAGGACTGCCTAGACCTACCCGCCGTGACATCCGTGGATCGTGACGCACCGCTCACCGCGCAGCAAGCGAAATACTACAAGCAGCTTAAGACTGAGATGTTGCTCGAAGCAGATGGCGAAGAGGTCAGCGCGGTCAACGCAGCGGTCAAGATCAACAAGCTCCTGCAAATCAGCGGAGGTGCGGTCTATTCGGATAGTGGAGAGGTCTTGGAGTTCGACGTCAGCAACCGACTGAACGCCGTGCTGGAAGTCATTGAAGAAGCCAGCAATAAGGTGCTGGTCTTTGTGCCGTTCACGCACACCATAGAGCTACTGCGGGCCAAGCTGGAGAAGGAAGGCATCAGTTGCGATGTCATCAACGGCAAGGTGCCAGTCAATAAACGCACCGACATTGTGACGCGGTTCCAGACGGAGAAGAACCCGCACGTCCTGCTTATCCAACCACAAGCTGCCAGCCATGGGCTTACACTTACGGCAGCAGATACAATCATCTGGTATGCACCGGTAACTAGTGTTGAAACCTATTTGCAGGCCAACGCCCGCATCAACCGCCCCGGTCAGAAGAACGCCATGACCATCGTGCATATCCGTGGTAGCGAGGTCGAGGGCAGACTATATTCGATGCTGCGCAGCAACATAAATAATCACGAGCGTATCATTGACTTGTACCGGGAGGTGCTTAGTATCTCTTGACAGTGTATAGTGTGAGTAGTAGTAAGGCGTACCAACCATAAGGAGCAAAACATGGAAGAAGAAGCAATCCCAGCCGACAAGCTGGTCGCGGTCTACCGTCGCATCCGTGCGGCAATCGAGGAACGCGAAGACGCGCATCAGAAGGAAATCACCGTCCTCAAGGAAAAGCTTGAGATGGTTTCTGACAAGCTGCTTAAAATCTGCAATGATCAGAACCTAGACAGCCTCCGCACTGCGGAAGGCACCGTGACACGCCGGGTTAAATCCCGGTACTGGACTACGGACTGGTCGAGCATGTACAATTTCATCAAGGACAATGATGCCCCGTTTCTCCTAGAGCAACGTATTCACAACGGGAACATGAAGCAGTTTCTTGAAGAAAACCCTGACCAGCATCCCGCTGGCCTACAGGTCGATAGCAAGTATGCCATCACCGTGCGTAAACCAACTAACAAGTGAGATAGATCATGAGCAACATCACTATTTTCGAAGAACCAAATAGCCTTCCAACCGTGCGCCGCGAGTCCCGTCTGGCTGACAAGATCAGTTCAGGCAACAGCTTGCGTCGTATCCAGACCAACACCAACGGCACCTTCAAGCGCATCGTGGGTGGTGAGCAGATCGGTAAGGCTGTACCGCATGAGCTTAACGTCATCATCGTAGACATGCTCAAGGACGTGTCGCGTGAATATTACGCTTCTGCCTACGATCCCGATGGTAAGGCTACGTTGCCTGACTGCTGGTCGGCTGAGGGTCGCGCTTCTGATGCAAAGGCTTCTAACCGCCAAGCTGCAAGCTGCGCTACGTGCCCACAGAACATTGATGGTTCAGGTGACAAAGGTCGTGGTAAGGCTTGCCGCTTCAAGCGCCGCATCGCTGTGCTGGTCGAAGGTGATCCGACGGGCGACATCTATCAGATGAGCCTCGCTGCCAAGTCGCTGTTCGGTAAGGGTGTCGGCAACGTGCATCCGTTCGAGAGCTACTGCAACTTCCTTAAGGCCAACGGCGAAGCACCGGACACGGTGGTGACGAAGGTTATGTATGACCTTGATGCCGACACGCTGACGCTCAAGTTTAAGGCTGTGCGTCACTTGACACAGGAAGAAGCGGACCTCGTTGATACTGCCTTTGCCAGCGGTGAAGCCCAGCGTTACATCCAGCTTACGACTGCGGAAGTAGATGGTGTCTCTGCCAAGCCCGTAGCAGCCAAGGCTATTGAAGCACCGAAGCCGTCCGTCTTTGACGAGCCGGAAGAGGAAGTGGCAGAAGAGCCGGTCAAGCGCGCTCCGAAGAAGGCCGCTGTTGTTGAAGCACCCGCAGAGGATAAGAACCTCTCGGCACTGCTCGATGACTGGGCGGACGAGGACTAATCCATGTCCCAAGGCTACACCATTAAAGTAGCTGAGGCGATCAAGAACGCTGACGGTAATCTCATAGGGGTACAACTCGGGCGCGTCTGCCTTAGCCGGGACATCTCGGTTCTGGAAGCAGCCCGTACCCTAGGGGTTACCCGTCAGACGGTTTACCAGTGGTTCTGCGGAGAGACTTGCCCACAAGCGTATCACCTTGACGTGATACAGGCGTGGCTGGATAAACTCAGCAACACTACTGAGAATTGATTTTCAGCAAGAGAGAGCAACCAGCAGGCGCTGCCTGCAATAGTGGACTATGCAATGAAGCACGTAGACCTTTTGAGTATAGTGCAGCCAGCCGATGGCTGGTTCGCCGTACTCGGTATCAAGGGTGAACGTGACGTCAGGCAGAAACTTGTAGCTACACGAGAAGAGGTAGACGCACATGCAGAGAAGTACGTTGCGGAAGGTCGCAATGTCTTCTTCGGTGTTGCGAAATATGAGACGGGACAGAACCGCCAGAAGGAGAACGTCAAAGCTCTCCGAGCATTCTGGGTGGACATTGACTGCGGCCCTACAAAAGCTGCCGTTAGCAAGAAGACAGGAAGGCCAGACGGCTATATCGACCAACAGGCTGGGATCGCCGCACTGCGGCAATTCTGCAAAACAATTGGTCTGCCACGCCCCCTGCTTGTCAACTCAGGACGCGGTATACACGCATACTGGCCGCTGACCCGCGACGTAACCCGCCAAGAGTGGGAACCCGTAGCAAACAGGCTTTCTGAACTGTGCGTCACGCACAACTTTTATGTAGACCCATCGGTGTTCGAGGTAGCCCGCATCCTGCGTATACCGGGCACATTGAACTTCAAGGATAACCCACCCAAAGAAGTGACCATAATCTCCGACGCAGACCCGGTGGATTACGAGGAATTTCGTAAAGTCCTTGGCGTCAAAGAAGTCAGGGAGATGGAGATACCGCAGCGGCGCAAGAGCAATCTGGGTGAGAAGCTACAGGACAATAACGTGTCCCGCTTTTCCAAGATTATGCGGCGTAGCGCCAAGGGTGACGGCTGTCAGCAGCTTGTAGCCTGCTATGAGGAACGGGCTTCGCTTTCAGAAGTCCGGTGGTTCGACGCGCTCTCCATCGCAAAGTTCTGCGTAGACCGGGATAGCGCGATCCAGAAGATGTCCCATGGGCATCCGGATTATGACCCTGTTCGTGCCTTGGATAAAACCAAGCACATCACGGGGCCGCATAACTGCGCGACCTTTGAGCGCAACAATCCCGGTGGCTGCTACGGCTGTCCTTACTTGGGTAAGGTAAAAAACCCCATCGTGCTGGGCAAAGAGGTGGTGGAGTCCGAAGCGGAAGATGGCAACTATGTCGTCCCCGAAGCGGGTGAAGCTGACGTCCCGCAGGACTATCGCATCCCTGAATACCCGTTCCCGTTCACACGGGGCAAGAAGGGCGGCATCTACATCAAGCCTGAAAAAGACGAGGAGCTACCTACTCTCGTCTATGAGCACGACCTATATCTCGTGAAGACAATGACTGACCCCAAAGAGGGCGATGTCCTAGTCATGCGGTTGCACCTACCGAAAGAGGGCATGCGTGAGTTCATCATCACGCAGAAACAAGCGGTCGGTGACGCAGGTGAGCTTCGTAAGATGCTGGCCAGTAAGGGTGTGGCTGCAACTGAGAAGCAGTTCAAGCACATCATCTTGTTCATAACCATGTCGCTTAAAGCGATCCAATATAAGAGAAGAGCAGAGCTTATGCGTATGCAGTTTGGCTGGGCCGATAACGACACCAAGTTCATTATCGGTGACCGAGAAGTTACTTATGATGGCATATTCCACAGCCCGCCATCGTCGGCGACAAGGGAGTTTGCGGAGCACATACATCCGGCAGGTTCCTACGAGAAGTGGCAGGAAGTCTTCAATCTATATGGTCGTCCGGGTTTGGAGCCGCATGCGTTCGCCGCGCTGGTTGCCTTCGGCGCACCGCTCTTTAAGTTCACCGGGCAGTCAGGGGCGATCCTGAACGTCATCCACCCCAATTCTGGTACGGGTAAGACCACCATCCTGCATATGTGCAATAGCGTCTGGGGACACCCGAAGGACATGTGTGCGATCAAGGCGGATACTGCCAACGCCAAGACCCAGCAACTGGGCACCTACAACAACCTGCCGTTCTGCGTGGACGAGATTACCAACATGACCCCCACGGGGCTGTCTGAGATGTCGTACAACATGAGCCAAGGGCGCGGCAAAAACCGCATGAAGGCATCGTCCAACGAGCTACGCATGAACACCACGACATGGCAGACGATCAGCCTGTGCTCTTCTAACGCCTCCATGATCGAAAAGCTGGGCATCCTAAAAGGTAACCCCGATGGTGAGACGATGCGCGTGATAGAGTATAAGATTGGCTATACCGACGCGATCCCGACCGACTACGCAAAGGAGATGTTCGATCACCAACTGCTTGAAAACTACGGGCATGCGGGCACCATCTTCATCCAGTGGGTGATAAATAACCTCGAAGACGTCAAGAAGACGCTCAAGGTGGTGCAGAAGAAGATCGACCGGGAATTAAAGTTTACGGAGCGCGAACGCTTCTGGTCTGCAAAACTGGCGGCTGTCCTCACAGGGGGCATGATTGCCCGCAGGCTTAAGATCATCGACTGGGATATGGCCCGCATCTACAAGTGGGCAACAGACATGATCCAAGAAGTACGGCAGGACATCGAAGCGCCCAGTACAACTACGACGGCGGTGCTTGGTGACTACCTCAACCGTAATATCCATAACATCCTGATCGTTAACGATAAGGTGGACAACCGCTCCAACATGCAGGCCATCCCGGAACTGGAACCCAAGGGGGCGCTCTACGTCCGCTTCGAACCCGACACGAAGCGCATGTTCGTGGACTATAAGCACTTCCGTGAGGAGTGCATCAGGGCACAGATTAACTTTAAGGAAGTCCTCAGTGGCCTCAAAAAGTCGGGCGCTTACGTGGGCGCAGGCTCGAAGCGGTTGTCCAAAGGCATGCGCATCAACACGCTGCCTGTATATGCCATTGAGATCGACACCAGCGTGAGCGACTTCCTCGATATGGAGAGCTTTATCCCGGAGAGCGAGGATGCAGATTGAGGGGGTCACCTACGAAGTGAACTGGAAAGCCTTCAAAAAAGGCACAGCGATCTTCTTCCCGAGCATAAACCCGCGAGAGGCTAAGGCACAATTACTTGTGGTCACCAAGCGTCTTGGCATCAAGATATTGACAAAAGTGGTGATCCAAGATGGGATTCGGGGTTTA